GAGTCTCCTTCGCATGCGTCAGCATGATCTCGTGTTCGGCCGACTTGCCGTTGGCCTTGCTCTTGGTCGTCATTCGATGATCACTCCTTCGTTGCAGGGAAAAGATACAGCTGACCGCCGTTGTCGTTGGCGGCCTTCGCGGGCTCTCGCTTGGCCGAGACGGCAATCGCGAGCGCGATCACCCAGCCGAGCAGCGTCCAGCCCAGGAACGTATTGATCACGGCGACCATGCCGCGCTGATGATGGCCGCGGTTGAACGCGACCCACGTCGGGGCGAAGTAGATCGCCGCGACGATCACGAGGATCCAGAGGGCGGCCATCAGCGTGCCTCCTCACAGGTCGAGGGGGTGGTCGTCGATGTCTTGAACTTCATTGGACGAGTCTCCTTCGTTGCTGGGTTAGACGTATTTGCCGCGCCGCAGGACGACGCGGGCATCCATGCGACGGGCGATGGTGCGGGCGGGGTGGCCCCCGGTGACGATCATCGCCTGCTCCTCGTAACGGCTCCATTGGCCGTTCTTCATGAGGAACATCCGGCCGCGTTTGATGTAGTACGGCTGGACGTAGTGAACTGCTTCGATCTTCATTGAACGATCTCCTTCGTTGCTTGTTCGGGGTGCGGGATGCACCAGTGAGCCCGCGACGATCTCTCACATCGCGCGGGCTCCATGCTGCATCCGTGCGGCCGTTGCGGCACGGAACGTTCGGCAGGGAGTATCAGTCGATCTCAATTCTGGATGGTCTTCTGGATGACGCGGGCGCGGCAGTCGGAACCGCATGGCGTCGCTGTCATCTCTCAATTCGCGTGGGCCGGTCTCACGCTGATCGGCACTGGTACACTGCCAATCGAGTTGTCGACGTGCCTCGCTTATTCGCTACTCCCGGCACTTGCGGCTGGCGCTTGCGGCCTACGGCGCATTGGGCGAGATCGTTTCGGCTCTCGTTTGATCGGCGGCGGTGCTGATCTATCCGGCGTCCCTTCGACCGGCGCCATCACTGGCGCATCGCAGCATCGGGAGGGGTGTGGCGCGTTGAGATCGCGCTCGCCGGTGTGGCTGTCGTGCGACGCAATGTCTTGCGTCTCTCGCATCTACTGCGCTATTCCCGGCGCGATGGCCTACGGCGTTCCTTGATGCGCGTTGCGACAGCCCTTGACGGACTTGCCTTGTTGCGCGTTGTTATCGTCTCGCGATGACGTAAGTTATTGAAATCACAAGTATTTTGACGGAAAACGGCTGAAAAGTCAAATCGCGAGCGCGGGTTAGCTCCTTGAAATCATTCGGTTATTTCGGTTTTTCGGAAATGGCTCCCCGTTGCGTCGACGAAACAACGGCTGATCCGCTGGACAAGAATGGAGAATAAATTCTCCTGATGGCACGCCCCCGCTACAAGCCGACACCGGACGCGCGCGCGCAGGTCCTGACGATGGCAGGGCTCGGCATCCCCCACGAGGACATCGCGCTCATCCTCGACATCGACGCGAAGACCCTGCGGCTCTATTACCGGACCGAACTCGACAAGGGCATGGCGACGGCGAACATGCGGGTCGCCGGCAACTTGTTCCGCATCGCCACCGGCAGCGGCCGCGAAGCGGTGCAGGCGGCGATCTTCTGGATGAAGACGCGCGCCGGCTGGTCCGAGTATGCGCCGGCGCCGTCACGCGAGCCGCTCGGCAAGAAGGAGCGCGCGAAGATCGACTCGCAGCAAGCGGCGCAGGGGACGCGATGGGGACAGCTGTTGAACTAGGGCCGATCGATCTCTCCTGCCGCGACTGGGAGGATCGCATCCGTCGCCGGCTGTCGCTGATCCCGCCGGCCGCCTTCAAGATCAACCCGGCCCGCGCCCGCAAGGCCATCGCCGTGTTCGACATGCTGCGGCTCCCCGACGTGCCGGGGAACCCGCCATTGAGCGAAGCGGCCGGCGAGTGGTTCCGCGAACTGGTCGGCGCCTTCCTGGGATCCGTCGACCGCCGCACCCGCCGCCGCCTGATCCGCGAGTGTCTCCTGCTCGCCAGCAAGAAGTCGTCGAAGACCTCCTATGGCGCGGCGCTCATGCTGACGGCGCTCCTCTTGAACGAACGGCCGCGCGCCGAGTTTCTGATCGTCGCGCCGACGCAACTGATCTCGGAACTCGCGTTCGACCAGGCGCAAGGCATGATCGATCTCGACGACGAGGGCTTCCTGCAGAAGCGGCTGCACTACCAATCGCACCTCAAGCAGATCACCAACCGGCGCACCGGGGCGCAGCTTCGCGTCAAGACGTTCGACCTCAAGGTGCTGACCGGCATCAAACCGGCCGGCGTGCTGATCGACGAATTGCACGAGGTGGCGAAGAACGCCGCGGCGGTGCGCATCATCGGGCAGATACGCGGCGGGCTGCTGCCCTACGAGGAGGGATTCCTCCTCATGATCTCGACGCAAAGCGACGAGCCGCCGCAGGGCGCCTTCGCGCTGGAGCTGCTTCGCGCGCGCCGCATCCGCGATGGCGAGGAGACGGGCTCTTTGATGCCGGTCCTCTATGAGTTCCCGCCGAGCATCGTCGCCGACAAGGGCGATCCGCCGGCATGGCAGAACCCGCAGAACTGGCCGATGGTCTGTCCCAACCTGGGGCGCTCCTTCACCCTCGAGCGGCTCGTCGCCGACTTCGAGGAGACGAAGAACAAGGGCGAGGCCGAGATCAGGCGGTGGGCCTCGCAACATCTCAACCTGGAAATCGGCATCGCGCTCGCGATGGATCGCTGGGAGGGGACCGACTACTGGGAGTCGTCGACCGATGACACGCTGACGCTGCCGAGCCTGGTGCAGCGGTCGGAGGTGATCGTGGTCGGCATCGACGGCGGCGGCCTCGACGATTTGCTCGGCCTCACCGTGCTGGGGCGCGAGACGGGAACGAAGCAGTGGCTCTCCTGGTCGCGCGCCTGGGCGTTCGAGGGCGTGTTGAAGCGGCGGCAGTCGGAGGCGGCGCGCTTCCGCGATCTCGAAGCGGCCGGCGAGTTGATCATCGTCGATGTTCTCGGCGACGACATCGCCCAGGTGGCCGACCTGATCTTCGAGTTGTCGCAGTTCGGCAAGTTCCCGATCGGCGACGACGGCACCGACAAGCCGGCCATCGCCGTCGATCCCATCGGCATCGGCCAACTGATCGACGAGATCGTGGCGCGCGAGTTGCCAGCCGATCTCATCCTCGGCATCCCGCAGGGCTATCGCCTCTCGGGCGCCATCAAGACCACAGAACGGAAACTTGCCGACGGTACGCTGGTCCACGCGCGGCAGGCGCTCATGAATTATTGCGTCGGCAACGCCAAGCGGGAGATCAGAGGCTCCAACACGTTTATCACCAAGGAGGCAGCCGGCCGTGCCAAGATCGATCCACTCCTCGCCCTCTTCGATGCCGTGGCGCTCATGAGCATGAACCCGCAAGCCGGCGGCGAGGCCGGTGTGGTATTCGTCGGTCGCAACGCCGGCGTTGAAGACGATCTCGGAGTCGGATGATGGGCGACACGGCAACCCTGGTGCTGAGCCTGCCGAAACTCGAAGCCGAAATCGCCGCGCTCGGCAGCAAGATCGATGCGCAGTCGGCCGAGATCCACGCCATGCGCGAGGAGCTTGCGCGCATCACCGCCTTTCTCGGCGTCCCTGGGCCCGCCGCGACCATCGATATCGGCCCATCCACCGTTGAGGACAAGGAGACCTCCTGATGCCCGAACCGAAGCATGACGTGGTCGACATCACGACCGAGCAGGTGCGCACCTGGCCCTTCATCGTAAAGGACGGGCGCGGGCGGCCATGCGCCATCGACGGTGTGCCGACGACGGCCGACAACGATCCCGCCTGCGCCGATTCCGTTGTCGAGGCGCAGATCGACCCGGCGACCGGCCAGCCGAAACTCGGCTACTGGAACCTCAAGGTGTTCGGCATCACGCCGACACCGACCGATACGACCGGCGCCCCGATGCCGACGCGCACGACCATCACCATCGATGCCGACCTGACGCCGGAGGGCACCGACAATCTCCTCGGTTTCGTCGACTACACGGTGAGCATGGACCCCCGCACCGGCGCGAAGGTGATGGAGTTCGGCGACTCGACCGTCGAGGACAAGCCGATCTCGCCCGCCAAGTAAGGACGCCCGGGGATGGCCTCGCTTCCCTTCGCACTGCCGCCTGGCGTGACGTTGCCAGCCGGCCCCATGCCGGTCTTCGAGGACCGGGTGACGTCGCCCGATGACCGATTCAGCGACCGCTTCGTCTGGCTCGGTCCGCGGACGCTCGCCGTTTGGCTGACGCACGAGGAAGCGTTCCGCCTGTCGGCGGTGTGGGCCTGCGTCAACGTCATCGCCAAGGCGATCGCCTCGTGTTGCTGGGAAGTCTACCTCGAGGACGCGGACGGCAACCGGGAGCTCCAGCGCAACACGCGCACCTGGAACCTTCTCAACGTCAGGCCGAACGATGAAACCACGCCGTTCGCCTTCAAGGAGGCGGCGCTCCTGATCGCGCTCACGGCCGGCGACTTCTTCGCCGAGATCGAACGCGACACCATGAACCGGCCCTTGAAGCTATGGCAGCTGACGCCGGATCGCTGCCGGCTGGAGCGTGAGCCGCAGCACGGCGATCTCGTGGTGCGCGTCTCCAACCGCTACTCGGGTGCGGCCTACGGCTATGGCTACCCCAACAGCGGCGTCTACACCGGCGGCCAGAGCCGCGATGTCTTCCTCGATTACAATGACGTGTATCACTTGCACGGCCCCGGCTTCGACGGCGTCAGCGGCTTCGATGTCGTCATGCTCGCCGCACAGAATCTGGCGACGATGAAAAGCCAGATGCTCGGCATCGATCAGTTCTATGCCAACGGGATGCAGCTGTCGGGGATCCTCACCTCGCCGCGGCCGCTCTCCGATCCGCGCATCGCCAACATCCGCAGCGAGATCGAAAAGAAGCACCGGGGACAGCCGGGCGGTTTCCTGATCCTCTCGGGCGGCATGACCTGGACGCAACTCTCGACGACGCCGCGCGACGCCCAGGCCAGCGAGGTCTACCAATCGCTCCTGCGCGATTGCTGCCGCTGGTGGGGCGTGCCGCCGCACAAGATCGGCGACATGAGCGGCGCCACCTTCTCGAATATCGAACAACAGTCCATCGAGTTCGTCCGCGACGGCCTCACGCCGTGGGCCGAACGCATGGCGCAAGAGGCCGACTGGAAGCTGCTGCCGTCGATCGGCCCCTACAAGACCCGCATCGACACCGACTGGCTGGCCGAAGGCGACGCCAACTCGAAGGCGGTCGCCGATTCGACCCGCGTCAACAATGGTCTGCTGACGCGCAACGAGGCGCGGCGCGCGCGCGGCCTGAACGCGGTCGGCCCGGAGGGCGATCAGCTGTCGGTCAACGGCAACCTGATCACGTTGAAGGCGGCCGTCGAGCGCAGCGCCCAGCCGCCGGCGCCGACGAACCCGCAGCCGGGGCAGGCGACGACGCCGAGCGGCGTGCCGGGATCGACGACAGAGGAAGGCCAGAACGTGGAGGAAGCCAATGGTGCTACACCTACAGCCAACGGCGCCGCTAACGGAGCGGGACATTGAGATCAAAATCGATCATTCGACTGAGACCATCACCATCGCAGGCATCACCTATGCCTTCGGCCTCTTTCGTCACCTCGGAATTGGCCCAGTTGGGGATCGCCACTTCTTCCAAATCGTCGCCCGCGCCGACGGCGTCGTTACCATCAGGCACTGGGAGCGGGACGATCTCGCGCGTGAGCTCGGCGGCGCTGAGCGGGGGCGCGCTGCCGCGCCGGCCGACCCCGCCAAGCTGACGCCGCACAGCCTCGGTCACATCGTCGGCCGCGATAACGGCATCGCCGTCGCGATTCGCGCCCTGCACAAGGAGGACGACTGATGGATCATTTCAGCCAGATGCACGATGACCTCGAGAAGATTCGCCAGGCGCGCGATGCCAGCGGCACCAAGCCCGAGCCGGTCAAGGCCGCGATCAAAGCGGCGCTCGACCTCTGCGCCGCCATGATCAAGGCCACCAAGGAGTTCATCGACAAGATCGCAGGCGCCCAGCCGAAGGAGTGAGAATCAATGGGCCAGGGGTATCGCTGGTTTCGCAACGCCGCCGGCAAGGGCAAGCAGACCGCGCAAATCTTCATCTATGAGGACGTGGGCGAAGGCTGGATGGGCGGCGTCTCGGCGGCGCAGTTCAAGGACGATCTCGCCAAGATCGGCGTCGTCGATCAACTCGACGTGCACATCAACTCCTTCGGCGGCGATGTGTTCGATGGCCTCGCGATGTACCGCCTTCTCGTCGACAACAAGGCGCGTGTCGTGTCCTTCATCGATGGCTTCGCGGCATCGATCGCCAGCATCATCGCGATGGCCGGGAATGAAATCCGCATGGCCGAGTCGGGCTTCATCATGATCCACGATGCCAGCGGGCTCGCGATGGGCAATGCCGCCGACCTGCGCGCTTTCGCCGATACGCTCGATACGATCACCGGCGCGCTGGCCGACGTCTATGTGAAGCGCACCAGCAACGATGCCGCGACCGTGCGCGATTGGATGGGGGCGGAGACCTGGTTCGGCGTCGTCGACGCCATCGAGCATGGCTTCGCCGACGAGATGATGCCGAACCTTGAGGCCGCCGCACGCTTCGATCCGCGCCTGCATCGCTTCAAGGCCGCGCCGGAGAGCGTCAAGGCGATCATGGCCCCGAAGACCCCGTTGCCGGTGCTGCCGCAGCTGGCGCGGCCGAACTGGCATGAGCATCAGAAGGCGCTCCGTCAGCGCGCGGCGGCGATGGCTCAGCACCGCATCGCCAACCGGCTGCGCCTCGTCAAATAAAAAAAGGGCGCCTGAACGGGGGGTCCGGCGCCCATCGGGGGAAACGCCCTAGGGGTAAGGCGCTTCGTAGCGTGGACGGCGATCCTACTCGGACGCCGGTCGTCGATCAACGTCGCCGAATCGCGGCGGCACCAACCCACAAGAGGGAGACTGAAATGGACAAGCGCAATATGCGCGTGCCGGCCAGCGTCCTCGCCGTGCTGGCGACGGGCGGCCCTGCGTTCGGCCACATCTTCAACCGCACCGATGCCGTCATCGACGGCCACCGCGAGCGGCAGCTGGCCATCGTCGAGGCGCAGCAGGCGATCATGGCGCGCGCCGACGGCGAGAATCATCGCGATCTCACCGAGGAGGAAGAGGGCGAGATGGACGGCTTGTCGGCCGAGTATGACAAGCTCGAAAAGCAGATCCTGCGGCGCGCCCGCGCCAATGCGCAATACGATCACCAGCAGACCTCGCGGGGGCGCGGGGCCGAGCCCAACCCGGCCCCGGGCGGGACCGCCGAGGATCCCGCCGACGATCCCGAGCCGCAGCCGGCGTTGCCGCCCTCGCGGCCGCGCGCGGCGGCGCAGGAGCCGGCGCGGCGTCCGAGCGATCCGCCTTACCGCGTGCCGGCGCAGCCGCGCACGACGGCGAGCGGCACGTTCGGCTTCCGCAACATGGGCGAGTTCGCCATCGCCGTGCGGCGCTCCAATCCGAAGTTCGGCAACGATGTCGATCCGCGCCTGCGCAACGCGGCGGCCTCGACCTACATGCAGGAGGGCGGCGGCGCCGACGGTGGCTTCCTCGTGCCGCCGGACTTCCGCACCACGATCTACGAGAAGGTGTTCGGCGAGGACTCGCTGATCGCACGCACCGATCGGCAGCAATCGCTCTCCAACACGATCACCTTCCCGGCCGACACGTCGGCGCCGTGGGATACCACCGGCATCCAGGCCTACTGGGTCGGCGAGGGGCAGCCCAAGACGCAATCGCGGCCGATCTTCGAGCCGGTCACGGTGAAGGCGAACACGCTCGCCGTCCTCGTGCCCGTCACCGAGGAACTGATCGAGGATGCACCGGCGCTCGATGGCTATCTCCGCCGCAAGGCACCGGAGAAGATGGACTTCAAGATCAGCAACGCCCTCTGCCGCGGCACCGGCGCCGGCATGCCGTTGGGCTTCATGAACTCGGGCGCTCTCGTCACGGTGGCGGCCGAGGGCTCGCAGACCGCCGACACGATCAATGCGACGAACGTCCTCAAGATGTTCTCCCGCATGCCGATCAACTCGCGGCGCACCGCCGTGTGGCTCGTGCACCCGGATGCGGAGGTGCAGCTGCCGCTCATGACCATCGGCCAGCAGCCGATGTATCTGCCGCCGGGAGGCCTGCGTGACGATCCCTATGGGGCGTTGCTCGGCCGCGCCGTGATCCCGCACCAGGTGTGCGAAACCGTCGGCGATCTCGGCGACTTGATGTTCGTCGACTTCCAGCAGTACCTCACCCTGACGAAGGTGGGGAACGGACGCGATGCGAACGGCCTGCGGACCGATGTCTCGATCCACCTGTGGTTCGACCAGGACCTCGTCGCCTATCGCTTCACGATCCGGCTCGGCGGGCAGCCGTGGTGGAACGCGCCGATCACCCAGCGGGCGGGCACGAACGCCATGTCGCCGTTCGTCGTGCTGGCGGCGCGCTGATCTCTGGCACGTTCATCTCACTACTGGCGCGGGGCCGGGCGCCCCGCGTCGCTTCCACCCATAGGAGGAATTTCCATGTATCCGAATGCGGCTTTCGCCGAAATTTGCAACGTCGTGACCGCCTTTCCGCCTGCCGACTTCGCCGGGGGCAAGTCCGGCGATTGGGTCTCGATGAAGGGCTATGACCGTTGCACGATCATCGTCACCAAGGGCGTCGGCACCGCGGGGCAAGACCCCACGCTGACCCTCAAGCAGGCCTTGAACGTGGCGGGCGGCACCCCGAAGGCGCTTCCCATCACCCGCGTCGACAAGAAGGTGGGAACGCAGACCGGCATCGGCAGCTTCACCACGTCAACCCCGGGCAACCCGGCCACCAACGACACCTTCGATGCCGTCAACGGCACCTGGGTCAACACCGACACGGCGGAGGCCGAGGGCCTCTTCCTGATCGAAGTGAAGGCCGAAGACCTCGACCGCACCAATGGCTACGATTGCATCCAGCTGTCCTTCCCGACGCCGG